TGCATCGTAGATGCTGGCAATAATTTTTTGTACAACACCCAATGTTTTAACCAGCGCTGGAGCACTGATGTAAATTGGTAATTCAAACGTTAGAGTAGCAATGTCAATGTTAGTGTCTGTGCCTACAGGAACAGTACGACTACTCCAATTTACATCACTGAGTAAAACATAAGTAATGCTGGTCCAATCAACATAGTTGTCTGTACTCTGTATTTCTAATGCTGGATTAAACAGTGTGCAGATCTGTTCAAGTATTTGCAGTTTTTGTTCGGTATTACTGGTCCAAATATCTAATTTTAAAGTCAGTCTATAAGGAACTGGCATTAATCGCTCTACTGTAAATGTATCGCCCTGTGTAGTTGCTAGTTGTCCAGTTTGAGAATCATAATAACGTTCACGTAGGTTCATTTTATCCACGTAAGTTGGATTCATTATCCTGCTACGGTCATATTCCATGTTTGCAACATAAACAGCCATTGCAGGTGTACTATTCAAATAGTTTTCGCTGTTTTGTTTTAAAATTGCCTGCGCTTGTCTGCTGCTGTCGCCGTATATAACAGGCACACGTTGTAGTGCTATTGCTTCATTCCTGTCTTTTCCAAACTCTACTTGGAAGTTGGACACCATACGTATGAACTGCGTGATGTATCTGCGTATCTGTTTGTCGTAAAAAAACTGTTGTAAAGCCATTAGTTATCTGCCTTGGGTGTAAGCGCCTTGCTAAGGCTTTGGCGTGTTGGTAGTGTTTCGCCTTCTTGATTGGTATAAGTTGTAGTATCGTTTACAAAAATACTGCGTAGTGTTCTGTTGTTTGGCCCAGGAGTCAAGTTGGCACGTACATTGTCTTCAACTTTGATCCATCTTGCACCATCGTACCTAAATAATCTGTTTGGCACAAAGTCTGTCCTTAAAACATATTGTCCTACACTTGGACTGCTGGGAAATTCGGTAGATGCAGTTACAGCAAATCCATTAGGTGCAGTTCCATCTCCGCCTAGGTAAGCAGGTATAGCAACATTTGGTGTAGTAGCGCTGGTTGTACTCAGTGTTCTCGAACTACCTGCATAAGTGTCTGTGTCATCTGCACCTAGTCCAGTAGGATCTCCAGGCCCGCCATCTGCGGCAATAGGAACAATATAGAGTTCATCCATATTGTTGCCACTCTTGTCTACATCTTGTTCTGCTTGATTGATAATAGCATCATTAATTTGCAGCAACTTGCTAAAGTTACTGGAAACGTTGCCAATAGTTTCAGAAGTATTTTCGCTGGCTGTGATGTTGTTGAGAATGTCTTTGTATTCTTGTGCATCGACTAGTGGAGTCATTTTGATACGCCATAAATGCGGCCACCAAGTTTGACTAAAACCTTCTGAACTAAATGTACAGTCCTGTACTACGTAAAATCTTTTTAATACTGCAGGAATTGTAGCATCCAAGGGGTAGTAGTCTTTTTTATGTGGTAGTTCAATAACATCACCTGACATGATTTTACGACCTAATGTAGCAATCATATCATTTAAGTGAAAAGTCATGTATACTGTGTCCGCATTTAAAAATAAACCAAACTGCGTTAAGTCAAAATCATTGTCGTTAACAGTGTAGATACCACGCATCACATATACGTCTTCATCATACTTTCTGTCTCTGTTTTCCAAAAACAGTAAGTCTTGTATGTTTTGAGCACTTTGATTTTGGTATACGGGCTGTTCCCAATCTTTCCAATACACACTGACAGGAGTGCCATTTGCTATAGTAGTTGTGGTATTGGCACTGATTGTGACAGTGTTTGCGGTAGTGTTTGCTACAACAATGGTAGTATTGGCTGCTATACCGATGCCTTGAACAGTTTGCCCAGGTTCAAAGCTGCTGACGTTGGCAAAAGTTAATACTGTGGTATTTGCACTGACTTCAGAAGTTAGTGCATAAGCGTTGGCCTGACTGTTTGTACCAATGTATTTGTGTAAGTAGACTCCGGTGCCACCGATGGTAAATTCTTCGGAAATACGTTTATCAAAAAATCTATAATCGTTTGAGTGGTTGTCACGCCACATGCTTAGTCTTGGCATAAGTCAGAATCCAGTATTCTTATATTTATGGCAGTTTGGACTGTAAATAGTTCAAAGTCCTAGTAGTACTTTAGTACTACTTGCACTATAATGATAAATCTGTTATAATACAGTTTTCCAACAAGGACCAAAAATGGCTACAGTAGCAGGTGTCAAAGTAAAAGCAAAAAAACCCCGTGCAGTTTCGTTTCACAGTAAACCCACAGACGGACCAGTTTGGGACACAGAACGAGCCCGGGAACTGCCACAGGAAGAATTTGACCATTTGCTACGCAAAAGTATGAACTATTACAATTACCACTATACTCAGAAAGATTTGAAAAAATATGTGGTAGAATGGATGCGTTCAGGTGGTGAATTCACAAAGGAAGAAGTAAAAAAGTTTGAGCGTAGCAGTGACAGACTGCTCAGTATGACTGCCTGTAGTTTGGTCATGGCACATCGGCAGGGTATGCCATTCCGTGAACGTCATTTGGAGTTTTTGGACACTGAACTCACTAGAGTTTTAGATGCTGTCACGGACGATGAGCCTGGAACAAGTCAAAGAGGACAAGCCTGAAGTCTACAAGTCTACCATTCAGGACCGCTTACAGGAAAAAACCAGCGAACTGATTGGCGAAATTGAAGGTCATTATGACGAACTGGTAACAGAAGGTAAAACTGATTTCAAACCCTATGACTTTTTAAGCGGCAACAATGTGGTGCAAAGCCAATTAGGCAAGTATGAAGCACTGTTTCAAGCACGCCGTGCGGAACTAGAACAAGCACAAAAAAAAGCAGATCCGCAGTTGGTAGAGGGTTACCGGCATTACAAAGCACAAGACTACAAGCGATTGATTGCTTGGATCAACCAGTTACTGGAAGCAGTTGAGCAGTATCGTGGAGTCAAACGGGCCACCAAAAAAGCCCGTGTCAAGAAAGCACCCAGCAAAGAAAAGCAGATTAGCAAACTCAAATACTGTAAAGAAGATAAAACGCTCAAGTTGGTCAGTGTTAACCCTGCAGAAATACTTGGTGCTAGTGAACTTTGGGTCTACAATACTAAGACACGTAAACTGGGCAAGTACATCTCGGCACCCTACAAAGTGTTGGGAGTAAAAGGTACTAGTATCGAAGGCTTTGACACCGACAAGAGTGTTTGTAAAACGCTACGCAAGCCTGAAGAAAAACTCAAAGAGTTTGCCAAGGCAGGTAAGGTACAGTTGCGTAAGTTTCTTGAAGATATTAGAGCAACCGAAACTAAACTCAATGGCAGAATCAGCGCAGACGTGCTCCTACTAAAAGTTGCATAAAATCAGGGTCCTGTTGGCTAAATAAGGTTAACAGGACTTTTTTATGGCTACAGACAACACAGTAATTGTTCCCGACTTACAGACAGACGGCAGTATAAGAACCAAAAATCTTGGCATGGCTGGATTCATCAGCCAAGAAAGTGCTATTGCTGTCAACGAACAAATACAGACACTGAATCAACTACGCAACGAAATGACGGACTATATCCGTTTGCGTTTAGGCGATCAAATTGTAGATGTTGAACTAGACAAAGAACACTATGACTTGGCTATTAAACAGGCACTGACCAAGTACCGTCAACGTGCTCAAAACGCCACAGAAGAAAGTTATGTATTTTTGGATCTAATACCTAATGTACAGGAATACATCTTACCCAACAACATTATGGAAGTGCGCCAAATCTTCCGTAGAGGCATTGGCAGTACAACAGGAACAACAGCCAGTCAATTTGAACCATTCGCATCAGGTTATTTAAACACTTATATGTTGGTTGCTGGGCGTGTAGGCGGTTTAACTAACTACGAACTGTTTACACAATACCAAGAACTGGCCATGAAGATGTTTGGCGGCTTTGTTAATTTCAACTGGAACCGTGTAACTAAAAAACTAACACTAGTCCGTAAAATTCCTTATGATGGTGGAACTAACATTGCACCTTCTGCTATTTCAGCAGCCAGTACCGCCACTGGAGCAGTAATTACAATTACACTACCAACTAGTCAAACTACATTTCAAA